AATTCAGCTCTAGTATTGCTCTTAATTTAGAGTTTGCATTGAATATAGAATCTGCAACTCTATCCTCTACAATGTCTGATCTGTAATAGTGTCTGAATAATAAATTGTTTTTGCTACTTGCAGGTAAACTAAATGATTTACTAAAATCTGTAAATACTTTTTCTATGTCTCTTATGTCTTGTATTGTTTGTGTAAGACTGATTTGTTCATCTTCAAATAAATCAAGTCTTTGATAATCTATGTCTGTGATAAGGTTTATCTCATTCCACTTTCTAAATGTGTTTTCCCAATTAGTTGTGGTTAGATTCCACAAGTCTGGATCAGGTTGTGGATTGTCTATTACTATGTCTGGTATTAATAGACTTACTTCATTCATTATCTTATTGTATTTATTTTATCAAAAGCATACTTAAATGTCATTGTATAGTTTGCAAGTCTATCGTTTAATGATGTCTTGAATGTAACATTTTGATCTTGTGGTATTACCGGTAAATATTGATTGTTTTGAAATATCCAACACCTTTTACTTGTAAGTATCTGTTCTATAACTTGGTTGTAACTATCATCTACATATCCTGTGTTTAGTATGATTGTTTCTCTACTGTTTATGTTTCTATTTCTATATTGATGATTGTTTATAGAATATGTCGCACCTGTTGTAAGTGTACTGCTTTTGAATTCATCTTTTTGCACGTTTACACTCTCTATAGATTTTAAAAAGAAATTTACTTTTTGTAATGCACCTGATTTGTTTACAAACACTATTGGTAGGTTTGTGAATCTATTACAATCTTGTTCCTCTATTTCTATTGTTTCTGTTGATCCACCTGTTACTATGTCCACACTTGTAAGTGTTGCAGTTGTACTTGTTGCATATTCTATTGCACTATTTGAGTTTGATACTCCTGTAGATACTGTTACACTTGATACAGTTGTACCACCATTTTTAAAGTTTACTGTAGTTGCACCTGTCAATGTATCACTTCCAGAATTAACACTCAAGTTTGCAAGTACAGGAATATATAACACTTCTTGTGTTTCTCTAAATATCTTTGTATTAGACATCAGTTTTGTTACACTTCCTTTATGTCTTGTAAGTGTTTGTGTTGTTGTACTATTTGATGAACTTGTTATATCAAACCCTTCTTCAAAATATCCTACACCATCAAAAGCCAAATAGATAGAACTTATTGCAGGTCTTGATGTTGACCCCTCTTTTGGTGTTGCCGTTGTTTGTACCCAGACATTTACACCATTACTACCAAACGTACCACTAAAACTGTATGCTATGTAATCTTTAATAAGTTCTCCTATCTCAAATATTACATAATTGTTATTTGCAACCTCGTTTTTTACAAGCTCGTAAGTTGTAGAAGGACTTGATTGAAAAGCACCACTATATATTGCGAGTGTTAGATTACAACTTGTTAAACCTGCTGAATTTTCTATTTTAAGATATACAGGACTGTTTATATTTATTTTTTCTATTGCCATTGTTAAGGATTAAAATTTCTTTCTACAAATGTTTCAAAATCATCTCCGTATGCTTCTTGTATTTGTCTAGGAAAATCTCTAAAGTATTTTCTAAAAGGTTCTGAAAAAAACAAAGTGGGTTTGATTCCTCTTGAAAATATTGATCTTGCTATCAAAAATGTTATAGATTTTCTAAATCCAACTGTTTTTATTGCTCTCCCTGTAAATCTACCTCTTGCATCACGAGGTGCTAGACCTTTCCTAACTACGAATCTATCTAATTTATTAGGAGGGGGCATTTTGTTTGTGTATTTGTATTCTCTACCTTGTGATCCATAATATTTTTTACCCAGACTTTCTCCACTCTTTGTACCCTTTACACCCAAATCTTGATATGTTCCATATTCCTCCATAAAGAACTCAATGACTGTTTGCACATCACTTGAGAATGTATTAAATCCAATACTGCTTTTTAGTTTACTATTATTGATAGGAACATTACTTTTCGCTTCCTCTACAACATTTCGTGCGAAATTTCTTAAAACAATATTTACTTTTTTCAAATCCATCAACAAATACTTATATCATTCTCTATTAGTATATCCATAGTTACTGCCCACCCTGCTAATCTGTTTTCAAACCTATCATAAAAAGGTTCACAAACAGGATTGCCCTCTAACTGATACTTAGATGTATATAATGATCCTCTTCGTAGTAAATGTATTATTTTGTTTACTACTGCAAGTTGTGTATTGAGTACATCCTGTTCGTTATCATTACCTACAAAAATATCTGTTGTTTCATCCTTGTATTCATTGACAACATCCATAGCCATCAATGTAATATTAAATACCAGAGCTTGTTCTTGTGCAGTAACTTCGTTTACAATTATATGTGCAAGAGGAAATATAGTCTGTTTAGATAAATCTATTTCTGTTATATCTCCAGTTGTTACTGTATTGACATTTGGATCAAGCAACAAATTTGTTTTGATTGTATCTGTTAGTTGGTAAAAACCTCTTATTCCCTGATTACTCATTTAAACTTTTTATTAATTTCTATTCTTTCTAATTCGTTTTTTTCTTTTATAAATGTTAAAGCAGTCAAACATTGATGAAAATTTAATTCAGTAATATTTTCGATGTGTCTAACATCTTCTTTAGCGAGTGCAAAAATTGATTGATACCAACCCCATTTTGCTGAGAAATTTCCGATTGATGTAACTGTGCTATCTCCTGTGGATTCAAATAATGTAGAATAGTTCTGCTCAACTCTTTCCCTAAATTGTAAAAAAAAACTATACTACTAAAACAAACATCCATCGGCATTTTCTTAATCAGCTCTGCACCATCAGGTTTGTAAACATCAATATTGTATTTGCCCTTAAATTTTTCTGTTACAGGTCTAAATAATACATTCATTGATCTGTGCATCTCTTGCCAGTCTTTCAAGTAAGTATCTAAATCTACATATTCCCCAAAAGTCATTTGATCTAAATTTGGTATGAACCCATATTCAATATTATCAATTTTAAAATGTTTTATCAGATCAGGTGTTTCTTGTTGAAAAACTTGCTCAAGTGTTTTACTAATATTTGTAATCTGGGACATTTTAAATTTATAAACATCTTGATACTCTACGTTACAAAATATTTCGATCATCTTACTACCTATTTCATATTCTGTTTTTGCTTCATCAATAGCTTTTAAATATTTTTGATATTGTTCTAAAGTGATTTCAGACAAATCTGTGGGAATAGTTAATTCAAGTCTCATATATATATATCGAAATTGAAGATTGATTTTTGACAAAAAAAAAGGAGGGCGATTAAACCCTCCTCAAACAACTAACTAAAAATTAAAAATCCTACTTCATCTTCTCGCTTGGTGGACCTTCTGGAAAGTCCTTACTTAATACAAAGTTAAAATAAATTTCTTTATCAACTTCTATATTCAATAACGGATGTAGATATTTTTTTTTCATTTATTGTGTTTTTTCAAAAGTTCGTATTTTTTCCCATCTGTTAAAATCAGAAAAATTATCAAAATTAGTTTTTACATAATGCTTACTGTTCATAATCAATACTTTATCTCTACTTACCTCTTTCATATTTTCTTTTATTTGCTGAACATCATCTTCATAAATTTCATAAAAGCAGTCTCTTTCACTTAATTTATATCTTATTTTTTTATACATATCTATAAATATATTTATGTAGCTATCATTTAAAACCTTTGTTTTACTATTATAATTTTTACTACGATCTTCTTTTAAATAATTCAATATATATTCTTTGCATAAAGTATTTAGCATTTTTAATTGAGTATTGCTTAAATGTATGTTTTCTTGATATTTCAATTTGTTTTGTTTTTAATTATACTCAAATATAGTCTTTTTTGAATAACTGACAAAATTTAATAACTTTTTTTTATCTAATTGCATATCTACCCCTGTTCGGATTTTCTAATTGCATCATTAAAGCATATCGAGCTGCATCAATACAGTCAGGATGTATGCCCGTTGGTTTCTGGATATTGTTACCCTCTTTGTCTTTATCCCAGACATAACCTTGTAATTCTCTAATTAAATTCTTTGATCTTGATGTTACGTATATTTCATTTTGGTTTATTAGGTTGATACCATAGATTACAGAATCTCTACCTTTTGTTACAGGGAATATTTTATGACCATAACTTCTAATCTCACTTATTGATTTTGGTTCTGCACTATCTGCATAAATGTTTTCTAATATTTGTTTGTCTTTTAAAAAATGACTGATGTCTCTGTTGAGCATACCCTTTCTACAAAGTAGTTCATCAAATATATATTTATTGTTCCATTTGTATAATCTTATATACGTTGAATTATCTACGGAATAGCCAAAATCCAAGCCACCACAAAGAAGTCTAGCATCACTTGGTATATTATCAATAGACTTCCAATCAGGAATACAAGCACCCTCTAAACTTCCTATCTCTCCTAGTCCATATACCTTCCACCAGTTTGCCCAATAAGTAGATGTCTTTGATTTTACTTTTGCTTTCTCTATTTCTTTTACAATCGTATCGGACAAGCTCTCATTGTCTTTGTAAGTAAGTGTAATAAAGTCTGTATCTTCTTGTCCTATCAATTCTTTATCTACCCAAAACAAATTAGTAGGATTATAGTCAAGCCATATATCTCCAGAGGTTCTTACTGCTAATTGTTGGTAGCTTTCAAAGTCTATATTATTGCACTCATTCAAAAACAGGTCTGTTCTCCTTGCACCTCTCAACTTATCTGGTTGATCTGTAGAAAAGAACTCTATATAACTGCCTGAACTAAATTCGTATTTTAAGGTACTTCTATTGAACTTTCTTTCATCGTACCTATATGTACCCTTCATAATGTTTAAAAAGTCCTTTAAAGCACCTCTACGCAAGTGTGGGATGCTCTCTGCTACTATGCTTATTTCTTTGTATGGATTCTTGATTGCATAGTCTATAAGGATCATAAGTATTGCAATAGTCTTACCGGCAGAGCTACCACCCCTTATAATCTTAATTCTTTTGTCTAATTTTCGTAATCTTTTGACTGCCTGTGTTTGTGTAAACATCAATCAATAAATAATGGTACATCCTCGTTGATGTGGATGTCTTTGGTTTCTTTTGGTTTACCGTACCTGTAACCCATATATAAATTCAAAGCTCTCATATCTCCTTTGTCTATCAATACCTTGAGCTTCTTTATAACTTCTTCATTATTAATTATGAGATCAAGTTTTTCAATAAGGTCTTTTTCTTGTGCCTTTGGTTTTCTACCTGCTCTGCCTTTTGTTGAGTGTCCACCATTGTTTTTTCTACCATCCATAGAATTAATAAAATATTAATTAATTAATCTTTTGTATATCTATATATCGTAAAATTTAATTAATTTT